TCAACTTCTGATCGTACAGCCGATGCTCATTGTCGAGCGTGCGCGTTCGCACTCCCATTTGCTGATCGTACAGTCTGTGTTGGTTCTCGAACCTCTCACGATTCAAACGATCATAGAGCATCTGGATCTGCTCGTCTCTGTCGCGGTGATTCCGTTCAGTTATGTCCGTTATCAGCGTTGATGTGGATAGCCCACGAGTTGTCAACTGTTGCAACTGAACGGACAATCTTGCCGCAAACTCCTCGTTTATCCTAGCTAGTTCCGTTGCCCCAAGCCCATCCAGGAATCCATTGACTGCTGTACTGTGAACGAGATATTCCGTTTCCAGCGAATTGGTTATGCCTCTGGTGGTAGTTTCATTTGCAGCTTGGTCGCTGACGAGTAAAGCCAAGACTGCCGCGTAATCTGTTGCGTGATTGGCGACAAGCGTTCCGGCTGTTGTGCTGATCGCCCCTAGATCTGTAGCCAACGTTTGGTAGTCGGTTCCTAGCGACGTCAGGATGTCTGCTACATCAGAAACGTATGTATTAACGTTGCTGGCGATGTTTGCTAGTAATGCGTCGATGTCTACTAGGTGGAAATTGTAGTTGGACACCAGAGTATCAAATTGCTGGGCATAATCAGTAACATGATCATCTAACACTGTTCCGAGTGAACTTACTTCACTCAGCACCGTGGCAATGTGGTCAGTAACGTTCTGCTGCAATTCAGCTAGTCGAGCGTCGTAGTCGGTGATGTATGTCTGTAAGCTAGTCTCTTGCTCAGTCAGCAAGTCTTCGATCGTGGCTGCACTGTCCGCCGCATTTGTTTCCAGTTCAGTCAACCGGGAATCCATCACCAACAAAGCGACTTTTGCCTCTGCCGCATCGAGCCCAAGTTGCGTTTGATTTTCTGCAATGAGTGTATCAATTGCATTCATGTAGTCGTCTAGGTCGGTCAGGAACATCCCAGACTGTACGTTCTGCTCTGCTGTCTGCGCATCGAAATGATCGTGCGAAGTTTCGATCATCCCAGCCCAGTTATGAATCACCTGATTGTACCGAATCTGATTAGCTTCCCTCGCTTCATTGGCAGCGACGGTATAGCTGTTGCACAGATTCAGCAGTACGAGCTGGGGCTTCATTCCCTCCCGAGTCACCGAAAAGTAGTTGGTCGGTGGAACGGTCGTATTGTCTTGAGTGATACCAGTTACTTCGTACCCTTGCGCGACCAGCCAACCCATGACGTTTTCAGGGACGTTGGAAACAGTCTGCGTTGCCCACCATACACTTAGGTATGGGTTAGTAATTGGCGGCAGAATCAATGGCTCATTGATCGCTGGATCGCCGTAACTAAGATCCTGTTCTGGTACTATCGGGATGTCTTGTTCTGGCATGTCTTATCTCCACTTTCCGCTTGGTTCAGTAACGCAAACAGCACCTTCCCATCCCCACGCTCCAGCAGAGGAAAGAAGTAGGATCATGAACAATCCCCTGGCACGCGGGTAGCTTCGATGATTGACGCCAGCCGTCCATGTTCCACTGCTGTGAATGTTCGTTGGTGAACCTGAAGCTACCAATGCTTCAATAGCCGCCTTAGCGTTTGCGCTGACCTCTTCCGCTGTTTCACCGACCAGAACACGCCATGTCACATTCGCACTGCTAGCCGCTGTTATGCCGTGCATCATTAGCAGCCGTCCGAATGTCGAACCGTCATTCATCCGTAGCGGACCTATCGCAATATGCGATCCAGCGTAGCCGACCTTGAACGGCCAGAACGCTTGGCGCTCCGTTTCGAACAACCAGGAAACCGCCGCTGTCGGAATGTAAATGCGAACACTGCGCGTTGCATGGTCGTACTCCAGCACTGTGTTCGCATCCGTGACGCCTGTTAACTGTTCCGGGATAATGTCTTCAGACAATGCTTGAACGCCATCCCCGCTTGCCGAGACGGTGTACAGTCCATGAGAAGACAGGAAGTAGTAGCGATCGAGATGATCACGGCACCACGCCCTTGGACCGACCATTCCCACATCTCGTGAAATGTTCTGTAGTCCTCCCTCTAAGGTTGGATCTCCTCGAACAACCCACAATGAATCGCTGGTCGCCGCCAGCATGTACGCATCCTTGTGCGGAATCATCGCTACGATGTTTCCGCCGAGCTCGCCCGCTTCTGATAGTTGCATCACAAATGGACGAGTAGCATCGCTTATGTCAGACTTCAATGACCAATCAGTGTAGCTTCCTAGCCTACTGGCGTAGATCGCTTGGCTGACTGGTCGAATGAATCGATCTCGATAGATGCAGTCTGCGTTGCTGCTAGAACCTGGCGCACTTGATCCAGGCGTCGCAACAACATAGCCGCTACTGTGAACAACACCTACGGTAGTTTGCGAAGCTGGAGGAGTCCACGAGCCGCCGCGTAGGCGACCCGTAAGGCTTTCCTGGGTACGGACATTCAAACTCCACGGCGCTGTGTATTGCTCTCGCTTACCGACCTCCTGACGGAGCGACAAGCCCCTATTTACTCCATTGGGCCAGACTAGCTCTTTAACTGCCATTGGCTTTGTCCTCCAGTGACAATGTGCTAAAATGCGAACAGCCAGGACGTTGTAGCGTCATGGCTGATCTAACCACAACTTGTTTCTGAGGAACGAAATCATGGCTGACAGCAATTCTAATCGTCGCAATCACCGATTCATAGATCTTACTGGACAAAGGTTTGGTAAGTGGACAGTCATAAACGAATGCAGCGGACAGTGCGGTCACAATCGAAACACTGTTGACTGAGCAAGAGACCAGTTTGCAGGCGTACATCACCGACTATGATGCTCGACTTGCTGAATTGCAGCAGAACGTTACTGACCACATTGCCGCGGTTCTGGGTGAAGTGAGTTCACTCGGAACAGTGCTTGACGATCATGTTGCTGATTACGCACAGCAGTTCGATACGCTCTTGGCTAACTACAACTTCCATGTGTCAGACATCGACGGATTGTTGGCAAACGTCGCCGATAACGTAGCCACATACGTTTCCGATGTAGCGAACATCCTGACAGCGCTAGGTACCGACTACCAGACGGTGGCTACAGATCTGGGTGCAATCAGCACAACTGCCGGAACGCTCGTCGCCAATCACGCAACAGATTACGCGGCAGTCTTGGCATTACTTGTTAGCGACCAAGCGGCAAATGAAACTACCACCAGAGGCATAACCAATTCGCTGGAAACGGAATACCTAGTTCACAGTACAGCAGTCAATGGCTTTCTGGATGGTCTTGGTGCAACAGAGCTAGCCAGGATAAACGAGGAGTTTGCGGCAAGATTGTCCGTTCAGTTGCAACAGTTGATAACTCGTGGGTTATCAACATCAACGCTGATAACAGACATAACGGAACGGAATCACCGTGACAGAGACGAGCAGATCCAAATGCTCTATGATCGTTTGAATCGTGAGAGGTTTGAGAACCAACACAGATTGTACGATCAGCAAATGGGAGTGCGAACTCGCACACTCGACAATGAGCATCGGCTGTACGATCAGAAGTTGAACATGCGAACTCGCACGCTCGATGGCAAGAGCCAATTGCACTCCGTTCAGCAGGAGGTTCTTCGGTATCAAGCATCGCTTATCAGCGGAGTCTATGCACTGCTCCAGGAATCTCGCAATCGTGTATTAGCAGGCAAGCAAGCTATCTTTGCTGCCAAGGATGCTAGCGAAAGACTTGGGATCGAGGTTCAGACTCGGCTGTATACCCAGCTCCAGGACGTTCGCCAGAGGATTATCGATTCGTCGGACAGGATTTACCAACTCAGAGATGTGTACGCGAAATGGGCGAACACCGAGACGCACAGGACGTACGAACAGTTGCAGCAGATAAAGCAGCTATTCGTCGAAGCTGTGGAGCGCCAGCATTCCGCCAAGCAAACGGTAACTCGCGCGGAAATGTCGCAGCGGGATGTACTTCTGCAACAACTCCAAGCGGCTCTCACCGGAGTCTTGGGAGGAAAAGAACGGTTCTCGAACATTCTAATGCAAAACGCTAACATGCTGTCAGAGCACAGGCACAGAGCGATTGTTGAGAGAATGAACACGGCAGTCCAACGACTTGACGGATGGAAGTCGATCGCTGCCGAGAACCGCCAGTTGATGGCGTACCAACTTGACGAGAGAAACAAGCTGCTAATTGGACTTTATTCGTTCGTCGAAAGACGCGACGACATTGCTCCAGAATGGCGCGATCAGGCAGCAATGATCGCTTCCTTGGCCGACAGCGGAGGAGGATGGATAACGCCCTAATGACAAAAATGCTCAACAATTCGACCTATAGTCCATCCTTGATTCAGTCGGTATCTAATGCCTGTATGGGTGACTCCGAGTTTTTTAGCCCAACTGCGAATGCTCAGGGTTGTACCTTTGTGTGTAAGCATGGTCGAGCGTTTACTATTGTCCATCTGCTCTTGTGGAGTTGCCCACCGACAATTTGCTGTCCAGCCTTTCTCGACACACTCGTCGCAATGTCCACACGAGTAGTTGCCGTCGCCATCCTTACGATCAATCGAGTGTGTGCGGCTGGGCTTTTCGCCCATATCTTCAAGAAAGTTGATAAACGAACTTCGCCACCGACCGCACACTGTAATTCCGCGTCCGCCGTAAATCTCATAGCAATCCTGGCTGCTGCGATAGCATCGATCGTGCATCTTACGCCAAGATCTGTATTCAGGGGTCTGCTTGCCCTTGCGTCCATGACCGCCTGCTTTAAGGCGATTGTCAAATTTGGTAGAATTATCCGTAGACATGATTCAACTCCTGATAAGTTGGATTGTGATAGAGCCGAATCAGTCCACAACAACTGCTTCGGCTCGTTTCATTTTAGCGTAACGTAACTAATTTTCAAAGGACAAAGTACCATGGCTAATCCAGTCACATTGCCGGGCGACCTGATCGTCGCTGGCGACTTTCGCTTGAACGGAGCGATCACACCTAAAATTGCCAAAGCTAACATTCTCGCTTTGGCAGAACTTCAGCCGTTTCCAATTCCACTGACTGAATTCCGAGTGTGGGATGCGATGCAGACGTTACTTCCAGGAACGCCGTCAGCGGACGATCTTGGGCTTGTCGGCGGGACATTCGGAACGGCAACGCCATCGCTGCGTTCGGAAGATCTTAAAACTCTTGGAGCTACCAACAAGCGGGCTCGCGTTCTCGTTCAGCTTCCATGGGACTATGTCGCCGGCGAAAGCGTTACGCTGAGATTCAAGGCTGGCATGATTACAACTGTCGCTGGAACTTCAGCAACCCTGGACTGCGAGGCTTACAAGCTCCAGGAAGATCCTGATGACGTGATTGGCTCAGATCTCGTTAGCACGGCTGCGACGACTATGAACAGCACCACGTTTGCGAACATCGATTTCGTGATAACTCCAACTTCGCTATCTCCAGGTGACATTCTGGATGTGCGAATCACTTGCGCCGTGAATGATGGTGCATCTGGTACGGCAGTTATCGCGGGAATCACAAGCGCAAAACTTTTGGCTGACGTCCGCTAGGGGGCGTAATGTTCAGAAAACGGCGTCGTCCAACGCCTCACTTCAAAATTCCTCCGCCATACAACCCTATTCAGGGCGAGAATGCCAACCTACGTCAGGATGGCGTCTCGCCTTTCTGCGCATTGATGCAAGTGGCAGAGGAAGATACACGCGACGACTATGTCGTCTGTCGCGGGTTTGATCCACGCATACTGCGGTTCATGGAAAACATCTCCGTAGCCAAGCCGTTCGGGAAGCGAAAGCCAGACACGTACCAGATCGGAGAAATCTATCCGGCATTCCTGCCAACCCAGGGCAATGCCAACTTCATGGATTTTCGGCAGGTGACGTATTTTTCTCCTTCACCAGATGATGTTCTATGGCGAGTGGGTCAGAATCCTGGAGTGGCTGTCGGAGGGTTAGATGGCGGACAACCAGAAAACCTAGATGGCGAGATTGAGATTCTGTATGACGACAATGATAAGGTAATCAATTGGCTGTTGATCGATAGCAATGGGGCAGGTGGAACGCGGAAGCTACAAGGCACTCTCCAAGCCCTCGCTGACGGCACTGGACCGTACACCGGCAAAAAGGTCGGCACTGTGCTGATTGTAGTTGCGCCATGCGAGAACAGCGAACTGATCGGCACGGAAGTTGATGTTGTTGACTGGTCGGACTGCATATTCGATCTTGAATTTTCGGAACTAGAAGACGTTTGGGTGTGGGCGTCCGAGGGCATAGCGCTAAGTCTCGCACCTGGAGCAGCAGAGGGCGAGTTGACTCCATGCCACTGGACTGCCGATGATCGATGCTGCGTAGGAGCGGATGGTGCATAATGCCTACAAAACGATGTTGCTGTATCGCTTGTATTATTTTCGAAGACGACTTTAACCGCGCCGAGCTTGGCTCTGACTACACTGGCGACGGCGAGATCATTGATAATGTGCTCCATGCAAACAATGACACAATCACAATCTGCCAGGGCTACGAGCTAGGGGCGTTCTACTCCCGCGTCACGATGAAGAACACGACAGATGGCGCGGTGTACAAGGTGCGATGTGGAGATCCCGATGGAGGCTATCTCGTCACCATCACGTTCGCCGGTACTGTTGGGATTGGAACTGGCACAATGCAGTTCAGTATCTCAACCGACGATGGAGCGACGGAGGCAGAAGGGTTCACGTACGACTGGGAGTATGAAGACGAATTGCTGTACATCTGCTACGCGCCAGGTTCGCAGATTAGTGCCGGTCCACAGACTAGAACATCGGGATCTGGCGGTGGAAATCCAACTTGGGTAACAACCTGTATTCCACTTGATCCACACGACAACTGTTGGCCAGGACCAAAGGGAAATTACACTTTCGTCGAAGGCGAGTTTGATGACTTTCACTACACGTACCACTGGGTCGAAAACAAGCGATGCCAGAAATGCGATTGCTTCTGCTGGGACGGAGAAGCCCATTGCGTTCCAAAGTTGCTATATGTGACGCTCGGCGGGAGTGGTCAGTGTTTCGACGGAACCTATGAAATGTACCAAGCGGCAACGCTTACTACGGATCTAATTGTTCCTCCCACATTCGTTGATGTTCCTCAAAAATTCGAATGGGTTTCAGAGCCAATCTACTGCCCATACGCCGACAATGCGTTCACATTGACGCTTAGGTGTGAGGTCACGAACGAAGACACCTATCCACGATTCAGGCTCGAACTTAGGAAGTATGGTGATAACGCTATTTGCGCGTCGCTTGGATTTGACCTGGATGACCCAGATACCGATGACGTAACAAGACAACCAGAAGATTACACGTCATACGCGCACAGCAAAGACACCAGCACTTGCGTTCCGTTCTTGCTTAACTTCCCTCAGATTGTCGATGGTCCGTTTAGCTGCTCTGAGCCAGAATACAGTTGTTGCGGCGGATTCATCAACTCTGGAGAAGAGTTTCCCCAACCGTTGAAATACTTTGATGTGACAATCACAGAATGACAAACTGCGAATGCCCATTAGCTGGATACTGTGAACGTCACAAGATGAACAAGCCAGGTCGGCTTCATTTTCTGTGCCAGACCAGCCAACTGTACTTCGATAGGTGGGAACGTTTGGCGAACGACCCACAGGTATCGGAAGAAAGAGAACTGCGACGACAGAGGGTAGTAGCCAGGACCAAAGAAGAGAAGCGATTCCGCGACTGGTGTGAATGGATGCGAAATCCGGTTGATGTCGGCTTGGGTGATACGCTCGTAAGGATGTTAGAGCGGTGCAGGAACAAGAAGCGGGTGACAATCAAAAAACGCATTGTAGATTTCATGAAGAACTACGCATGTGTCAGAAAAACCGCCAGAGAACACCTAAACGAACGGTTTCCGTATCGGACCTGATTACCAATTATCAGTTAGAATTGCACAAGTAGGCTCAAGAGACTCAGAAGGAAATAGCCATGGGAATAACATTCAGACACGACGCAGCAGCCGTAGTTCCTCCATCCAACAACGCCACCAGGAAGTACGGTCAGTCTCTTGTTCTTCAGCAGCAGCAACAGAAGTACGCTGCTCAACAAGCTGGCTACGATCGCATGTTCGATGCCTACAAGATGGAGAATCAGCAGCAGTTTCAGGACAAGAGAGACACTAAGCAAGTCATCAACCAGCAGTTAAGGGACTGGCAGCAGCAAGATTTTCAGAAGCAACAGATGGAGGCTGCCAGACAACAGCAGTTCATGGACGATGCCAGGAAGTTAAGCAGCGGGATGATTATGGATGACATTAAAAACGGGCATTACGACCCAGCTACCGCAGGCAAATTACGGAAGAATCTGGTTGATGAGGCAGACGCTTTGGCTGATAAGACACTTGACGCCACGCAAAGGAAAAAAGTGCTGGACGCGATTCGTGCGGATAGATTACTGCATACATCTAATCGCATGGAAAAGCCACCAGCACCGACTGACCAAGACAGAATAGATTCGCTCCCAGTCATGGATGGAGTACGGTACGGAAAAGACAAAGACGGGAACCCAGTTCCAGTCATGGTTCAAGATGAAAAAACGGGAGCTTGGAAGCCATACGAAAAGCCTAGTTCATCAAGAAGTAGCGGGCAAAAGGGTGCCAAGGGCGATTCAGGCGCGTCACAACGACCTGTAACGTTCGAAGAGTATTACGGTGCAGACGAAGATAAGTTCCAGGAGGCATTGAACGCGGAACTGCAAACAATGCAAGACAATTTCGTTCCCGATCCTGAAGGCAAGAAAAAGATGCCTACCAGGGAAGATGCGTTGAATAAAATGAGGGACGATTACGACTTCCGACAGAAAGCACTCGGAAAGGCACAGTATGGAGAACCGACGCCAGCGAAGCCCTATGGTCAAGCGTTAGAGGAAGCACGACAAGCATCCAAGAACAATGTCAAAGGAGGTTACGAATCGTTTAACGCGCTTGCCGATATGAACGATAAACTTCTCGAACTTGAGAATAGAGCAAACAGCTTTCCAAAAGGAAGCAAAGAGGCTTCTGCAGCTTGGTCACAATATCGCAAGGAACGCGATAGGATAATAAACGGAGATGTACCACCGGCTCCCGAGATGCGGTCAATTTTAGAACAGCCAGGACAACAGAAAATTCCAGCGACTCCAATGCCAGGACAGCCAGTTCCAACAGCGCCTTCGGCTCCATCACCAGCACAGCCAGCACCATCGCCGCCCGTCGCAGTCACTCCGCCATCCCCAGCACAAAACGCATGGGAACAAGTTGCAACTCCTCCTGCAACGCCAACTCCAGAGGCACCAACAGAACAAGGTTTAGTCAATCCACAAGCTAATGCTGGTGACGCTAGCAAGTACCCATGGCTAAAACAGCCAGGAAAGTTGATGAGCGAAAACAAAGCAGGTCAGGCGTCAAGTCCTATAACCATAGAAACAGCGTCGAGTGCAGCGAAACAATACGAAACTGCTTCGCAACAACTACAAACGTTGCAATCCCAGGCTGCCGCCATGGACGCAAAGATACAGAGCCTTCAAGGGAGAAAGGGAAGGTCTGGAGTTCGAAGCACACAAACCAATCAAGAGATTGCAAAACTCAAGAAAGAGCGTCAGCAATTAAATCTTGGCATCCGATCTGCGCAGAACACGATGCAGGCTTCCGACAAATTTGTCAGGGGCTACTACGATCAGGAGGTAGCCAAGCAACCCGCAGTGCAAGCACTAGCTAAAGCTGGAAAAAGACCACAGGATTTTGCTCAGGCTGAGTTTCAGCTAAAGAACCTGCGTATGCAGTATCCTGACATGAGCACTATGCCCGAAGAGGCAAAGAAGCAACTAAAAGAAGCGATGGCTGTTATTCAAGCTGGAAGGTAGTTTTTCATGGCTGAGTTAGCAAGTTGGGACGAAGTATTCGATGCCGTTGAAAAGTCAAAGAGCGGCAAACAGTCAAGCAGTCCTCCTCCAAAGCCGAAATCAGAGCCGGAGAGTTGGGACGACGTAGACGCAGCGATAAAAGAGGTTGAGTCTGGCTTTAGTCCAGAATACCTAAAGGAACTGAAGGCAGCCGAGGCAGTCGCACAGATCGGCATTGACTCGGCTCCTCTCGGTGTTCAGGAGTGGGGTGCTGCCGCTGCACTACCGCCAGAATATCGCCGCGCAGCACTTGAGAGAAGTGCGGAGTTGTTCAAAGAGCGTGGTCCGATGAAGGGTGCTGGCAACATAAAGCGAACCGCCGTAGCCGTAGCTCAGGGCGGAGTTGACTGGGGGATGCCAGCCGCCAGCTTCTTCGCGCCGAAAGAATTGCAGCTAGATGGCGATCAAGAGGCGTTTCGTCAAGCATTGATCTCAGTACGAGAAGGAAGCGACCCATCGCTTAGCGAAGGTTCAATAGCTTCGACAATACAGCAAGCAGCCAGGATGGCAGTGCCGATGGTAGGTATGGGTGTTGCTGGACGTGCTTCAGGGACAATGGCGAAGTCAGTAGGACTTGGCGCTGTTGGAACACGCATCGCTCAAGGCGTAGGGGTGACAGCAGCGGCATACCCAATGGCTGTTGACCAAAGCTACAGGACGATGATAGCCGAAGGATTAGATCCAGAGGTAGCTGCGCCAATATCTAGAATATCTGGATTGTTTGAAGGTGCAATCGAATCTGCCATGCCAGATCCGTTCAAGGTCCAGGCAGGAGTGTTAAAGGGTTCAATCAGGAGGATAGTAGCTGAAGGCGTCCGTAGGGCAGGTGTTCAGGCTGGTCGTATTGGAATTGAAGCCAGCGAAGAAGGTGCGCAAGCTTTTACCAGGGAGGCTATGTACGAGGTTGCCAGAGCGATTGACGAAGATATTCCCAATCAAGGACTTGGGCAGGCTTTTGTCGCTGCTGCCGAAGAAGGCTTGCAATCTATTGGGCCGCTAACGGTTGTGATGGGTCCATCAATAACACTTGGGGCATTGGGAACCGCCAGGAACACAGCATCAAGACCTGAGCAATACAGGCAAGCCATTGAACGGCGTGATTTTGAGAGGTTTCGCAGAGAGCTTACTAACGCACCCGACGCGCCAAGCCAAGTGCCAACAGATACCGAAAGTGCGGAGCGACTATCGCAGTTGCAAGAGATTCGATCCAAGGGGTTCGTTTCGATCAACGACGCTAGCAACCTTAACATTGAAGGAAAGAACCGTAAGGATCGATTGGCTAACCTCGATAAAGAGATTGAGGCTTTGAAAAATCCGTCTCCCTGGAACGACGAGTTTTTGGCAGCAGAAAATGCAAGGCTCGCAGCGGAGCAAGGACAGCCGCCGAGTACTCCGACAGCGGATCCGGCGACGCTCGAGCAATCTCCATTGCCGAGTACTCTGCCCACAGGTACCGCGACGCAGCCAGGTGCGACACTTCCAGGAGGAGAAGCTGGTGCAGCCGTAGCCGGAATAGGAAAGGGGCTTGTCGAAGGTCTGTACACGTCGATGTACGAACGGCTCCAGTCTGGTCAGTACCCTGGAATCGCCAAGAACCCTTCAGACGACGCTGTGGCCGCCGAGCACGCACGACAGCCATTTCAGACACCAGAGGAGATTCGCCAGTTCATTAACGATGGATCGCGGCCTATTCAGGAGCAGCCTAGTCCGAGCGAAGTAACGCAAGAAGAAGCTGCAAAGCTAATGCAAGAGCGGATTGCACAGCGGCGCGCTGGACAGTCTCAGGCTACGGCACCTGTTCCACAACAGCCGAAAGGAGGTGATCCTACCGTCACCGATGCGGAACAGGTGCCTCCTTCAAAACCACGTCCGACCGGACTTCCACCATTGAAACCTGGATACGCCAGAGTTGTCCACATAGGCCGCCCAGGTCAGGAAGAAAGCTTCAAAGGCGGATTGGACTACTCAGGCGTAGGCATGCTTCAAAGCACTGCTCGGGCATACTCTAACGAAAACGAAGCTGAATACAGCAGCGAAGATCCAAGGTTCAAAGCTGGAACAGCCTACGTTTATGACGTTCCTGAGTCAGAGATGCGGCAACACGGAATTCCACGAACAGCACCAGGGAAAATCCCAGGATCGTATTACGTTGGATCTGTGCCTCCTTCAACTGCGACTCCGGCCGTAGACGCTCAATCCAAAGGCACTGCGACAGTCGATCGAGCAAGTCTTCTTAAGCGGAAGCAACGGATTGAAGAGGAACTCAGTGGCGCGTTATACGACGAAGCCGATGACCCGTTGTACAAAGAACTTAATGACATCAGGGACAAGCTGGATCGCGGAGAGCCAAATGCAACTAGCGGTGGCTGGGTATCGATGCCAGACGCGGCTAAATTCTTGGGAATTAGTGAAGCCGATCTTACTGCCGCCAGGTCAGCCCAAAGTGTATTCGCGTATAGGGATGGAGCTAGTTGGAAATTCAAGGTCGATGAACTAAAGCGATACGCTGAAGATTTGGATAGCGATGTCATTTCCAAAGAAACTCAATCGACACCGACGGGCGCGACAGTCGATCCCGTTTCCGAACTAGACCAAGCAGAGGATGAACTTGCAGGGTTACTCGGAGAAACAACAGGTGAAGATGTACAGGCATCCGGTGATGCTCAGGAACTACCACAACCGAAGCATCCCGATGAAGTCGATGCACTACCGAAGGATTCTCTGTACAGAACCACTGCTGGAGGAAAGAAGTTCATTGCTGTTCGCGGCGAAGGCAAGCGGGGCGGTGGAGATCGACTATTCGAAACAGTCGAAGCGGCTAATGCGCACATTGAGCGACAGAAGGTTATTGACCAGCAAAACGAAGATGTCCGCAAGAAGCGAGAAGAACGCGAAGCAGAGGAATCCAAGAAAGAAGCTGATTATGTTGCTTCATTCCAAGGGTTCAAACAAGATAATCCTCGAGAGTTCGGGCGAGCAAGAAAGGTGCTCGACACCCAGAGAAACTATCGTGATAAGGTACAAACTCGCAAGCAGATCATTGAGCAATCAGTGGCAGATGGCGCAAAGGTTCTTGACGGACGACTTGAGCGTCCAGACGGAACATCGCTCGGTGAAGACGCAATAACCAAGATTGGAATTCAGTACGCCGAACACCTGATTGCTGCGAGACTTCGATCAGATGCAGCTAAGGCGGATTTGCGTGGTGACAGCGAGATGTCCGAAGCACTTAACCGCCAAGCGGACAAACTTAGCAATCCTGAATCCAAATGGCAATCCGAAACAAGAGCCAAGCTAGATGCTGTTCCAGCACTAAAGGGCTCCAAGTTCGATATGGACGAAAAGGTCGGCAGGGTCAACGTTACTCGACCTGATGGACTAAAGGCTACTATCCACTTCAATTCCGATGAAGAGTTAGCTAAGGCGGCAGTAGCCAAGGGACGAAAGCCAGAGACGATCCACGGTCGCGCCGTTCGCAGGTCAGAAACGGAATTTGACATCTACGTCCGATCAGACGCTAACCACACCAACATCCTCAACCATGAAGTGATGCACTGGCTAGAGTTCAATGGAGTTGTCACCAAGGAAGAGGTTGAGAAGTACGGTGGACGAGAGGCAATTGCTGAGAAATACGGCAAGTGGGCAGAAGTGAAGCTACGCAAGAAAGACTCTGTTTTCCAGAAGATCTACGACGCACTGGAAGCGGTGTTCTCGTCACAACGAAAGTTCTTCGAAGAGGTTGGAGAAAGTTTGTCCCAGGACAAGAAACCTTCTGCCGAAACAGCCAAAGGTGGTAAGCCAAAAACGTCCACAATTGTGGACAAAACGCCTTCTGTTCCGAGTTATCGCGACTGGAGGTTTAACTCGACAGCCAGAAATGCAGGGAAAATCGTTCCGAACAAAGTCGGCGCTAAGTTCCTTCCTGATCAAATGCAGGCAATATCTGACTGGGCAAAGTCAGAAGGGTACTCTGTTTCGAACGTGCTACCGACAGGTATCAATATCAATGATCCGTCAGGTAATCGACTTGACATTGCCTCGGCGGGTGCGGCTGGCGTTAAGGCTGAGGCGTCAAAAGCAGCATCAGAGCGCCGTCAAGCCAATGAGCGAAAAGCAGACGAGGATCGCAAAGCCAAGGCTGATGGTCGAAAATCGGCAGCGTGGATTGCTAATGTCTTTGGCAGTGATGCGATGAACGACTACAACCGCAATGCGCTATCTGACTACTTAGAGGGGGACACCAAGAAGTTCGAAGGAATGGTATCTGAAAAATGGCGAGAAGGATTGAAGTCTCTAAAGGCTTTATCGGAAGAAGGGAAGATTGACTGGAAGAGAGTGCTCGACGCTTACGACTTGGACAGTAAGAACGCACCAGCCCAGTCCAGTGCAGATCAAGTTAACGTCGATTCTGGTGAAGAAAGTAAGCCTTCAGAGCCGTCTGAGCCACTTCCAGAGCTACCAATTCCAAAGTTCACCCGAACCACTCCCGACAAGGGAAGTACCACACGGCAGGATCAGTCCGGTAGGGTAGAAAAGGCAAGAGCGGAAATTTCCGACCTGGAGAGGAAGGCACGCGCTAAGCGTGGCGAGCATGATGGGTTGCGTTCCAATGCCACCAAGAAGCGGGCAGCGGTTAGAAAAGACATTGAGTTTCTCAACAGGAGAATCCAAGTTGTTCAGGGCGAGATCGCAGCCGATTTGGCTTCGGACACAACAGCCAAGCTTGAGGATGAACTGGAATCGCCACGTTCCTACGATCACTACCTAGCCGGGATGAAAGCGATTCACAAGTTGAAGGCTAGTGTGGCGGAAGATGCTGCGCGTCGTGGTGAAATGGGAAGGGAGGCAGCTAGGTCGGTGGTTTCTAAAGAAGAGAGGGAAGCTGATCGACTTGATGCTGAACTCCAAGGTCGCGCCAAAGATATCGCCATGTCTAAGGGGTTCACTTCTGGCGACGCCGAGCAAATCGCTCTTGCAGCGTCCAATGGATTTACCGTGTTCGAGGATCGTTCACTGGCTGACGTGGTTGAAGTTCAAGGGAAGCGAACCAGAGAGTCTCGCGTCTCACAAGAGATCAGCAAGCTCAAGCCAAGTTCGCCATACGGACAAAAAGATCTGAGTAACGATCAGGTAGAAGACTTCACCAAACAGTACCAAGAGGCATCGCTTGACGACAAGAATTGGTTAGCTAAACGTGGTGAGGTTGACAAGGCGGTCAAGGAAGCAATCAATGCTAATCGTGAAGCGAGCCGCAAACGAGAGGATGAAGAACGAAAGGCTAAAGAGGCAGAGAAAGCCAAGGACGAACATGAGCGTTTGGCTAACGCTCGTGAGCGTGCCAAGAAGTATTTCCTGGATGAGCGAATCAGTAAGGCACTCAAGAAGCAGAAGCCCAAGACTAAGACCGTCAAGATTCGGCAAGAGTCGGTCGGTGGTCCAGTAAAGATCGTTGAAGGCAAGACTATTGATGGCGACCAGGATGGTGAACTGTATCCCAATGGTCTAATTCTTCACAAGACGTTCGAGGAAGATAGCAAGGACTTCGTTCTCACCCATGCGCGATCAGGTTCAGGGTTCCCGTTTAGCGCCAAGAAGTCTGATATGCAAGAGTTAATCGGACTGCTGGACATACTCGGCTTAGACTTCAATGTGGATACCGACGAGAAGGGTGCGTTACCATCAGAACTAACGTCAAGAGTCAAGAAGATCAATACAGCTTGGGACAATGGAGATTATGCCACGCTGAGCGAGCAGGACTATGCCACTGTCAAATCGCTAGCTGAAGTAGCTAAGACTGATATTGACGCTGACTTGATACTGACGGCTGATGATCTAGGAGCAAACGGTATTCCTCCAGGTTTGGACAAAGTATTCACAGACCGTGGGCTGCGAGTAGTCAAAGGAATGGCGGAAGAGGTTCCAGAGTTTGCTTACGACCCAGTATTCACAGTCAAAGATGGAATGCTGCTTTACCGAGATGGGTACGAGTTCAATATTGATCCAACAGCTTTTAACCTGCATCCATCCGAGTTGAAGGAAGGACAGACGGTTGGAATCAACCTTGAAGACTTAGGTATCAAGCGAGCCACACCGCAGGATGTGGTGGCGGAAGTGATGAAGGGTACTGAGATTCCCAGGGTAACGAAAACCAAGGGTGGTGCTGTATCGGTTGGCTATGTCGGCGCGAGACCAACCACGCTTCAGCAGGGCGAGAGCGACAACGATTGGAGTGTGGTAGGCGGAACTCAAAAGGTACAAGAGATTGCCATTGCTGCGCTGAAGAAGATTCGTTGGCGACAACCTGGACAGGATGGCGATCCAAAGACTGACATCGACGTTGTGCCGGTAGAGAAGGAATCAGTAGTTGCTAAGAAGGAGTCCGAATCGGATATCGTCACACCGCTTGATCCAGTCAAGCGAATCGAGAATGTGATTGAGCAGGGACGTGCAACCGGACGTGAGCCAAGTAAGGCGATGCTCGAAAAACTTGATGATGCAAAGGAGGAGACTAACAGTCCGATGGATAGCCTTCCAGAGAACGGCTACATCGAAGGACCGAAGGGAGGGAAGCTTTCCAAGCCACAGTTTGAGGTGGGTGAGCGAGTTCAGGTTGGTAATTCACAGGGGGTTGTTGAATCTGTCAATCTTCGTTGGTCAGGAACGGGTCCAAAAGGATCGGCATACAAAGACTCGTACAAAGTGCGGTTCGATTCTGGCGACCTTGCGAACGCTGGTTCGCTGAGCATGGACGGCAACGACATGAAGAAGGCTGCTTCCGTCGAGCCAGTAACCGAAACACCCAAGCCAATTCCAGCCGAAGTCGAATTCATGGAAATGAGCGTTGGAGTGAACGCGCCGGGGGTTAAGCAAACGATTCGCGTAACTGCTGGCGAACGCACACTACTGATGGAACGCAGCAAGCACGATGGCGAATGGTCTATCAGAGAGGCAGAGAAGTACACTGGCGAAGTCAAAGGTAAAACCGCAGTCAAGAAAGGTGGAGAACTAATCGTCAGTGGTATCGTTGAAACCAAGAAAGCAAAGGAGATTGCACAGCGAATTATCGACGGCACTTTCGACAAAGATGCTGACAAGCGGTTCGTTCGAGAGGACACCCAAAGCATCGGACTCACGAACGCTGGTCTTGCTGAATCAATGAAAGGTGCTCTTGGAGGTAAGCGAGATAGTTTCGCCAAGCTACTTCGTGAGCAAGGGTTGGTCACTGAGGGTCGTATTCTCATGAAAGTGAACGACAAAGACCGAGATGCGATTCTGAAAGGAGTCGGAGAGACAGACGAAGGAAGAAGCCTTGATGCTGTTTCGAAGATGATGACCGATGGTCAAAAGGCGCTGAGTCGTTCAGCCAACGCCATGAAACCGATCGGCTACCGCGGCGGCTATCTCACTCCGCGAACTGTTGTGCTTCAAAGTCAAGATGGCGATGCAGCGATCATCGACAAATCTTTGCACGACACGATTCTAAAGAAGTACCCTAATGCTGTGCCTTACTTCCTGGAAGATGGTAAGCCGATATCCTACGTAATCGACGGAGACTTGGTAGCGATCGTGATGCCGATGAATATGGACAAGCCAGATGCCAAGGTAAAGGATTTAGTAGCTGGCAAGTATGACTTCGAGGCTGAGGCAGCGGAGGCAGCAAAGTTCCCACCGCCACAAGCCAAGTCGAAACTCAAGAAGGCTGCTGAGCAAGCCGATTCCGACAAGAATCTTGCAGGTCAGATCAAAGCGGCGTCCGAGTCACTGCGCAACCAGTCTGGAGACACCGATGTCCTGTACCAAAAGACCAATGTGGATCCACAGGTTGTCGTTCAGGCTACCGATCTCGCTATTGACGCCCAAGACGCCGGAATCGAGTCGTTTGACGAACTGGTGGCATTCTCGGTTAAGACAGTCGGAGAGCAGCGTACGCGAGACCTGGGGCAGTATTTGGCGGCAGCCGGGGACATGCTCGGGTTGAAGGGAGTTCGTCCGGTCGGAGACGTGATCGGAATGCCTGGGGTTACGCGAGAGCAAGCCATGGTATTGGCCAAGGCTGCATTCCCGATGCTCACCGACGAGCAGATCGAAGCTGGACTGGATATTCAGGACGCTACAGCGTTCGGACGGGATCAAGTGGGGTTTGCTCCATTTGGTACGCCTGCACCTGGAATGAGCCAGTCCCAGCGTGATAAGGGCGATGTGAAGGGCTGGACGCAGTTCATCAGCGCAGCCCGAGCAATTATTGGAGCAACTGGAAAGGCTGACGTTTCGACGTTCATCCACGAGCTGTTCCATCCAATGCGGAAATTCTTGCTAGACCGTAATATTCCAGCGGAAAGCCGGTCGGGAATTACTGACGAGGATATCAAGGCTCTTGAAGACTACGCCGGAGCCAAAGATGGCAAGTGGACCGTGGAGTCGGAGGAAAAGGCGGCGAAGGCCTGGGAACAGTATTGGTATGAAGGAAAGTCGCCAACCACTGCTCTGCGATCACTATTTGAGAAGCTGGCACGATGGATGCGAGAAGTTTACCGCGGTGTCCATCAGATCACCGGAGGGCAGTTGCCGCCCGAAGTTCGGCAGCTATTCGACAAGATTATCCAGCGCGGCGGGATCTCCGAACAGGAAATGCCACAGGACGACAATCTGACAAGCATCAAGAACGAGGTGATGAACGACTTGCGGGCCCAACGTGGGCTCCCTGAGTTGGCGGACGTGGCTGCACAAACTCAGCAGGAGTGGATTGACACAGCAGAGTCGAGAATGAGGGCAGAACCTGGCATTGCCGATCGGCTAGTCAAAGCGATCAATGCCAATCCACGAAACTTGAGCAATATTGAGGTAGCAATACTCCAACTCCACTACCGCCACGTCAACAACGAACTCGCGTCAGTCTCCGATCGACTGTTTGACGCAAAGGACGCAGGGGACGCACTGGAAGCGGCCAAGGTACAGCGTGAAGTCGATTTGGTGATGAATGCCCTGGCCGAGATTGAAGACGCCTCCAAAGCAGCCGGTCGCGAATGGGGACGTGCTGGGGTTTCGAGGCAGATCGTACTCAGGAAGGACTTCTCGTTGGCTGGGATAATGCGCAAGGCTCGAATTGCCAATGCCGGAAACGCTCTCAGTGCCGAACAGCAAGCAGAAATGATTGATCTGGCTAAACAAATAGCCGAACTTCAAGGGCAACTAGCCAAGTCTGAACAAGAGAAATTGGACCTGGAGCGACAGCAGCGAGTTAATCAATCTCTTGAAGAGGAAAAAAAGCGTACTCCAGCGCCGAGAAGATCGACCGCCAGGACAAAAGCGGTTGCAGCAGTATCGGCGTTCAAGCAGAAGTTCGCCGACATCTTTACGTCCAAAGAGTCAAACATTCTAAATCAAACTGAAGAGGAACGCATGGCAGAGGAAGCCATGGCGGTCGTAGAGGCATACGTCAAAGCAGGCGTATTCTCGTTCGGGGAGTTCATGGCGAATGTAAAACGCGACATCGGGGCAGACTTGCCGATTAAAGCCCGAGTAGCGTTTTCGACAGCATGGGCAAACGCCAGCATGTCAGGCGACATCCCAACACCTGGAGTTGATCCAAGCGACCTTGCTGGCATCACTCGACTAGCCAGGAAGATTCAGCGATCACTAGTTGAAGCTGGAATTACCGAACGCGAAGCAGTTGTTGACGGTGTTCACGAGTCTCTCCAAGAAATTGTTCCAGACATTACTCGCCGTGAAACAATGGATGCTCTTAGCGGATATGGACAGTACACAAAGCTATCGCAAGCGGAAGACGATAAGATTATTCGAGACATCAACGGACAACTCCAACAGTTGGCAAAGCTTGACGATATGCGATCTGGCCAAGCACCGTCTAAGACTGGTGGAGAGCGACGAACTCCTAGCGACGAAGAAAGACGTTTGATTAAGGAAGTCAACGAGGCCAAGCGACGAGGCGGGTTCGTGGTCACCGATCCGCAAGCTCAGTTGAAGACGGCTATGGAGGCCGCCAAGACAGCGGTTAGAAACCGAATTGCCGATATCACCTACGAGCTTACGCCCAAGCCTGATGGAACGTATTCGCGAATTGTTCGAAGCAAGACTGAGTTAATTCCTGACGCGGAATTGGAACAGCTTCGCAAGAGACGCGACGCACTATTGGATGTTCACAAGACTCTGTTCCCCAAGCCAGGGGCTACGATGGAGCAGAGAATTGCAGCGGCCAATCGTGCGATAGATGCGTCAATCGCTGACCTGGAGGAGCAATTGAAAACTGGCAATGTAATGCCTAAGGGTCGCAAGGTGCCAGTTTCGACTCCAGAGTTAGATGCAAAGCGAGCACGACTTGCAGCACTGCAAGAACAGCGTGATGCTATTCGTGCATTGGCAAATCCAAAGATGACACCGGAGGAACGTGCCGACAAAGCTTACAAGGCAAGTCTACTGAAACGACTCGCCGACTACCAAGAGAGAATGGTCAACAGCGAGTTTGATGCAAAGCCCAAAAAGGAAGTGCGAGTACTTACTCCTGAGCAGTTGCAACTCAAGAAGCAACTTGAAGACGTTAAAGACCAATTCTTTCAGAAAGCGGCCGAGTACCGACTAGCCCACATGAGCCCAGTGGAAAAGGCGTGGGACTACGTCAAGGAAACGTCACACTTGTCTCGTGCAATTATGACCTCATTTGACTTGTCGGCGGTGTTTCGTCAGGGCGGTGTAGGCTCGCTTGCTCACCCAGTGTTAGCGGCGGAAACATCTCGTGAAATGTGGAATGCGATGAAGTCAAGCCAAGCGGAGTTTGACATTGCAGAGGGAATCCGTAACGATCCGATGTATCAATTTGCCATGACTGCGAAACTTGCGATCACTGAGGAGGATGGCAAGATCACTCGCCAGGAAGAGGCATTCATGGGACGTTGGGCGCGGCATGGAATTGGAAAGACAGGCAGCAAGGTAAATGTCATTAGTCAAAAAGCCTTGACTCCAATTGCTATGTCGGCCAGAGCGTACACGACATTCCTAAACGGCATGCGATTCAAGCTGTTCAAGTTGATGGTCAATAACCTTGGGGCTAATGGACAGGTTACTGCGGACGAAGCAAAGGTAATCGCACAGTACGTCAACGTGGCTACGGGGCGAGCTGACCTTGGGAAGTACAATCAGGCCATGGCGAACTTAAACGTGCTGTTCTTCGCGCCGAGGTATGTTGCTTCACGATTCCAGTTCTTTGCATTGCCGTTCTACTTGCTTCCGCAAAAGAATGTTTCGTTGCGAGTCAAGAAGCAGATCACCATGGAGTACGCAAGATATGCAACTGGACTCGGAATATTTCTTGGCACAGCAGCAGCACTTGGAAGCCTGTTGTTCGACGACGATGATGATGACAAGCCTACAGTAGAGCTTGACCCTCGATCATCAGATTTCGGCAAGATCAGGATTGGAGAAACACGTATTGATCCAATGTCTGGATTCTCGCAAGTGGTTGCCGTAGTCTCGCAAGTATTGACTGGACGCAAGAAGGGAGCTGACGGAGAGATTCAGCACTTGCGCGGTGAAGGTCGTAAATGGGGTTCGCCAACAACGTGGAATGTCATGTCGGACTTTGCACGTAAGAAGTTTGCTCCAATCCCAAGTGCAGTATTTAACGTCATTGTCGGAGAAAATGTAGTTGGTGAAGAGGTGACGCCACTGACAGCCACACGAGACTTGTTTATTCCATTGTCCGTGTCCGAAGTCAAAGAGACGATGCAGGCAAGAGGCGTACCAGCGGGATCAGCGATTACGATCCTCACACTGCTTGGAATGGGCGGAGGAACGTACGGTCCGAAGACCAAGTTCGCCAATGGAACCGAAGAAGAAAGAAAAACACAACTTGAGAACGACTTGAAAAAAATGGAGTGGGATTCTCCCGATCTTCCATACCGCGATCTGTTGAACGAAGAACAGTACGATCAAATGAACGATCGACGCGAGGAGCGAAAGCAGGATCTAGCGTACGCGGCAACAGCACTCCCGGTACACAACAAAGGTCAGAGCAAAGAGAGCTTTGAGAAGGAGGTTGCCGCTCACCAAGAGGCAATAGATGCTGTGCTGAAAGCTGGCTGGACAGAGGAGTTTGTTCGTCAGTTGCTCAGGGACTACGCAAAGACTCGAGGAAACAAAGAAGCGGTAGTAGATAGGATTCGTAGAATAAGACGCATCTTTTCAACTCAAGGCAAGTAGCGTAATATAGTCCTGGCGTTCCAGCACTGACGCCGACAACTGACCTCCCAGCGAACCGGGTAAATTTCGCTGGGAGGTTTTTTTATTGGATACCTCTTGCTTCCCAATTTGCAAGTTGGTATTATTGACCCCGA